ATAGGTAGGTATAAGCCTTTTAAATCAACGGGTGCTACAACAAAATTGTGCATGCTCATTTGATCTTGTGGATTAGAGGCCTCAAGACGAGCAACAAGCCCAGACGGCTTGATTGTTGCTAGAATTGCTTGATCATCATCCATAAAGTGAATGTCATGAGGGGTGAGATTGTAGATACAACGGGTATCTTGATCAATCTCAACAAGTTTGGCTCTATCTTTGAGAGCAAGTTCTTTCATCGCAATCCCGTCATCAATCTCTTTTGGTGTTTCTGAGAAGGTCATGTGTATGAACATGTTTAAGAGACGGGTATTGTCCTCAAGCTTTTGTTTGATCAAAGCCTTGATGGATGGCAAATAAGATTTAAAGCTCATATGTCCTCTTTGTGAATATGAATACGGTTGGATGCTTTAATCTATTTTTAACATGTTCCTCTTAAATTGTATATATGTTTTTTTATATTTTATTGATATACGATTTTTTTACCTTGTCCGATTGACTACCATCCCCATGCTCCAGTCATACCACTTGCCGAATAATCAGTGACTACACCTTCAAAAAAATTCTTGAAAGATACGCCGTTCACAATCCAGTCAAGCCAAGGTAGTGGATTTTTATCAATGTGGTAAATAGGTAGGCAGTCAAGTTGCATGAGCCTACGATCGGCTAGATACCTAATGAACATCTTGACTTCAATTTTCACGAGGCTTTCCACTACTTGAGCCTCCCCAAAGATCATGTCAATCAGCTGATCTTCTAAATCAACGGCTTGTGTAAATAGGTTTTGTATTTCCGCTTGCTCAACCTTGATATTCATCTCTTTTACATAGGTTTGATAGAGCTGCGTCATTGCTTTTACATGCAAGCTTTCATCTTTAATAGACCATTCCACAACCTCGCACATGCCTTTCATCTTGCCTTGTTGTTGGAAGTGGAGGAGCATGACAAAAGCTGAGAAAAGAGACATCCCTTCGTTGCATACCGCTTGAGCAAGTGAATAAGCCGTTTGAACGAAATCGCTAGGATTGATTGATTGCATATTGTGAATTTTATCGAGCATAGGCTTGTGATTTAAGAAGTATGCATACTCACTCTCATCAAGGCCCAGTGTATCATTAAGTAAAGCATAGGCTCTTTGGTGAGTACCCTCTCGGTTGGCAAAACTCAGCAGCATGTTTCTGATTTCATTATTCTTGAATATGGGCAAGAATTGATCCACATAGTTATCAGCTACGGCTACATCCGATTGAGTAAAAATTCTAAGGATTTGAGTGATGAATTTCTTAGCATCAGGTGATAGCGAGTTGCTCTTCCATTGCTTTACATCCTCTTGTAGTTTTGCCTCCCATGTCCCCCAGTGCATCTTCTCATGCTCTTCAGCGATTTGCATAGCCCAAGGATATCTGAAAGGCTTGTAGGTTTTGCTCTCTTTTAGTAAATCACTCATTTTTATCCCTCACATGCAATACATTCATCGAGTTTTGTCACTTGCTTAACCACTGGCTTACTGATCTTTTCAGCTTGAGTCCCCGCCGTAGTACGAAGGTAGTACACTGACTTTAAACCTTGTTTCCACGCTTGAAGATGGCAAGCATTGACATAGGATTTTGAGCTACCAGAGGGGAAGAAAAGATTAGTGGATTGACCTTGACATATATGTACTTGCCTATCCCCAGCATGTGAGATAATCCATTGTTGATCAATCTCAAAAGCCGTCTTAAAAATTTGTTTTTCTTGATCGGTGAGTAAATCTAAATGCTGAACGGATCCTTCATGAATGATGATGGATTGCCAAACCTCTTCATATTGAGTTTCACTTAGTTTTTTAGATAGTAGTAATTGATCAAGGTATTTGTTCTTAGTAAGGAATGTCCCCGCTCTTGTGCGGTGAGTGAATGCATTAGCTACCCATGGCTCAATACTAGGTGATGTATCTAGGATGATACTAGAGTTTGAATTTGGAGCAATCGCAAGTAAATGTGCATTGCGTCTACCCGTACCTAAACCATCAGGATATTCACCTCGTTCAATTGCAAGCTTTTCACTTTGAGCAACGGCTTTCTCTTTAATCAATTTGAAAATCTTATTGTTCAAACTCTTCGCTACTACTGACTCAAAGGATACTTTCTTGCGTTGTAGGTACGAATGGAAGCCCATAGCACCAAGTCCAAGACTTCTCTCTTGCCTTGCTCCATGTATCGCATTCTTGAGTTGGTGAGGTGCATGATCAATAAAGTATTGTAAAACATTGTCTAGGAAAGTGATGCAATCCTCAACGATAGTGGTATCTTTCCACTCATCAAAATATTCAAGGTTGAGGCTAGATAGACAACATACGGCTGATCTATCTTTAGCCGTTGGTAAGAAAATTTCTGAGCATAAATTTGAGCTATGTATTTGTAATCCTTGATCTTTTAAACTTTGGGGCAAGGCTCTATTAGCGGTATCCTTGAACATGAGATAAGGCTCTCCAGTTCTAAATCGTACTTCTAAAATTCTTTCCCACAATTCCCTTGCTCTTACCGTTTCTCTTATTTCGCTTGTATGTGGATCTATCAAGTCCCATGCTTTATCATCTATCACCGCTTGCATGAATGCATCACTTAAACAAATTGCATTATGAAGATTGAAGGCCTTGCGATTTGTATCACCGCCAGTGGGTAGCCTTAGATTTAGAAATTCAATAATATCGGGATGATCAATATCAAGGTAAGCAGCATAACTTGCGCGTCTAGTTTTACCTTGTCTATAAGCCTCAACATCCGAGTCAATCGTCTTAATGAATGGAATAGGGCCGGGGGCTTTTTGGGATACCGCCCGTACATGCCCCCAATAGCCACCTACCCCACCACCTAGCACGCCAAGCCAACGGTTTTCACTTGTATGTGCAATCAAACCGTCAAGATCATCGCTTACATAGGTGAGATAGCAAGAGATAGGCAAGCCCGCCTTTAGCTTTTCCTCATCCTTGATCCTTGCATTGGATAGGATGGGGGATGAGAACATAAACCAACCTTGTCGCACATAGTTATAGATACGATCAGCTAGAGCATAATCATCAGCACAATAAGCCTTGCTTGCTCGCTCAAATGCTTGATCAATTTCAGTTTCATAAGATAGTAGATAGTAGCTCTTCAAAAGTGATAGAGCATGATCTGAGAATTGCATTTTTTAAATTTCCCCTTGTGTGAGTGGATTTTCATAGTAGCTAAATCACAAGGGGTATGATTATTTTTTAATTGCTCCTACGAGCCATGACAAGGATTAAGATTTTCTTATTATCATCCTCACATACAAGAGGAGTGAGTACGCCAGATTGATAGGCTTTAGTAGTATGTGCAATAGCGTGACCAAAATAGGCGGTTGAGAATTTGGAAGAAGCACAACCTTCTTCCACAAAATCATCATCAGCATATTCGTATAAATCATGTCCACTAGTATCACTACCAACGATGAGAAAGTTGTTTTGCTTGTCCACGGATAGCATGATATGACTCACCTCTTTATCCGTTTGAACTTTTGCGACTTGTTTCAAGCATTGTTTCAAGGTTGCATTCAATTCGTACACAATAGGTGAATTTTCATACTCTTTGGGGATGATTGAGCGAGTATCTGGGAAGTCCTCTTGAATGAGTCTTACGGCTACAAATTGAGACACATCCTTGAAAATGATATGACCTTTAGCAAGTGTAATTGTGGGGTAGATTGTAGTATCAAGGAAACTCTTTACATGTTTTAGCGAAGAGATTGGGATGAGGGTATTGAAATCAAGGTAGCTCTTTTTTTCAAGTCTGACGCGAGCGAGTGTATACCCATTTGTAGCCTCAAGTATCAAGTTATCACCGATTGTTGAAAGATGAAGTGCACCGAGCCTTGCTCTCTGACCAGTCTTATCGGCACAAGGCTCGGTTAGGTCAATCGCTTTCTTTAGATCAATCAATTCAGCTTCATTCCATACGGGTGTAGACTCATCAATCTCAAAATCACTAAAAATCTCGGGGTATTCTTTAGGATCATGAGCCTTGTAGTAAATCTTAACTGAGCCTTGAGAAATGACTTGCTTGTCAAAATCAATTGTGATTTTACCACTAAAGATAGAGATTGCTTGAGCCAGTGATTGGTGGTGCATCAAGATTTCAATTTTTTCACTCACCGCTTGATCAAGATCAAATTGAGCGATTTTTGTAGCTTCAAAATTTGTGGATTTTAGTGTGAGGATAGTATCTGATACACCTACATAGATATAAGATAAGTATTCTGGAGATGTTAGTTGTGATGCAAGAGCGATGATTGATTTAACAATCGCAACATTCTTAGTCAGATCAATAGTGATTTTCATGGATTGTCCTTTGATGAAAGATAGCTTTATATATCAAAGAATTTATATCAGATCAAATTTGATCTAGCACCTTAATGAAATCTGGTAGCAAGTTGGCAAGCATGGGGACGGGCTTACCTACTTGAAGAAGATCAGCAACCGTAAAACTCTTCTTTTCAAAATCTCTAAACTTTTGCCACGAGCATGCAAACCAAACACCGTCAAGTCTTACAAGCACAACGGCTATTTGCCCCCATGCAAGTCTACGGTCAAGTTGCTCTTGTTGGTATGGATCAATCGCTGATTTTTGTATTCTCATGCCTTCCCTTGATTTACATTCTAAATAGCCACCTCGTCCACCTGGTAGCCAAATCTCAAAGTCACATCCCGCCTTGTCAGAGTAAATAGCATGGAAGCAATTCTTTCCACTACCTACTCTTTTATAAGGCTCATGTCTTTTATTTATCTCAGCAATCTTATGCTCCAGATAGAAAGCACCTATCTCTAAGATTTGTTCCTCAGCCGTCTTACCTTGCTTTTGGGCACGTAGTCCAGCATTACTCCTTGCCGTTGGGGTTGTCCTCATAAATCCTCTTTTGCGAGTCATATTCTATCACCTCTCTATTAAATCGATGGGCTATATATGAATAGCTTAAAAAGGCTTCAGAGGAAGATTTAATTTGTTCTAATTATGTTCAAATTCTCTTTGAATTTGAGTAGAATTGTAGTGATTTTTACCTATTTGTATCAATTCATAGGTAAAAAAGCCTAAATTCTACCTATAAAAAACCTAATTCTTTTATGATTTTTGAGATACTTTTTTATCGTTTTTAGTACCCCCCTCCCCCCCTCCTACTTTTTAGAAAAAATCAATGTTGTTTAAGTATTGAGAAATAAAGCATTTTTTAAATAGGTGGGAAATAGTAGCTAGGGGGGAGGGGGGGTATCTCTATACTAGCTAAAAAATATCATGCTTGTGTATCATGTGGGTGTATCACTAAAAAAAATATACACTACCCCCTTAAAAAATACCCCCCTCCCCCCCCTCTCTTAATTACTATTATTTACTTTATTTATTTTTGTTGTTTTGTTTATATATTTCAGTAGTTTAGATGATACATACATACACATGCTAAAGTAGTGAGAGGTGGGGGGGGTAGAAATCACTAAAAAGTACCCCCAAAAAGAGCAAAAGAATTACCTTTTTAGAGGGGGGAATTACATGGAAATCTATGCTTTTTTAGATAGAATTAGCCTTTTTCAAGTGAGAATTACCTTTTTAGAGGGAATAATTACATTTTTTTAGATGAGAATTTAGGTGCTTTTTAATGTTTTTTGGTAAAAAGTAGGATTTTTAGCTTAAATTTGTTCTATTTCAACATGCTTTTAGTTCAATTTTGATCTATTTTTGTTTAATTCTGGGCTTAAAATCTTAAATTCTACCCTCTAAAAACCTAATTCTTTTGTCATTTTTGAGATACTTTTTTATCCTTTTTTAGTACCCCCCCATCCACCTACTACTTGTACAAGATTGTAATCGTTGAATTTGGGATATAGCTTGTTGTACTATTGTACCTAATATTGATTGCTTGAGCTACACTCACATAATTAATTGAGAGTTTTGCACTACGAGATGAAGCTGAGGAAAATAGCATCATAAAACAATCAACGGATGAAAAGGATGTACCTGATGTTGATCCTGTTCGAGCAATTCCGTTACCTATTGCTTGATAATCTAAAGCAACATTTGATGAGTCTGAGAATGTAGGGCCGCAGCTTGTTACTGTAGATCCACCACTAACGCATTGACCTACAACATTTGCTTTTACAAAAAATTCCATATTAGCGGGGAAGGTAATGTAATTACTTGTCACACTAATTTGTCCACCAGTATCTACGAGGATTGAGCCTAGATTGACTGGTGTTGTGCTAGATGAGATATTTAAAGTCTCAAGGATTTCAATCTCACAAATATGACAATCAAGATAAGGGATTGGTTGAAAACTCATGATACTACTCCACAAGAAAGAACAAGTACATTAAGGTTGTCAGCCGTCACAACATCCCCAGTATCAAGGATTGCACTAGTGATTTGTGTAGGTTGATTTTGATATGTAAGAGTCGTATTTGGTAGCATCACAATAGATGATTTATGAGCTACACTAGCACCGATTTGTGAGTTACTTGCATGGGGGGAAGGTGATAAACTAATCCTCGCAAGTACTGCATTTGCATCGCTATCATTTGTTGCTCTTGTAAATAGGTGGATAACGGATGGACTTGCAATGTGTGTTTGGCTTGCATTATGAAAGCAAGGCATAAACACACTTCTTTGAAAAGCATTTGAGACAACACTACCAAGAGTACTTGAGCTTGTGGAATTATCTAAAAAATAAGTTGTTTGTGCATTTGGTAAGTAAGACATTATGCAAGCTCCAAAATAAAGGCTTTGTTTGCTACACTAGTGACTGTATCGGGATATGAGGCTCCCACACTACGAGTGTGTAAGAACGAAATATAATCACCTGAAGACGCCGTAACGACTGCCATGCTGACATTGTTGGGCGTCATCCATGCACTATTTGCAATTGTTGAGGAAGTTGTAATAGCTGGGACATTAGGTTGATTCGATACCGTAACACCATTTTTTTGAATATATACTTCAGCACCTCTATTTTCAGTTCCGTTTGTAATCCCTACTTTATAGTAGATAAGATAGGTTTTACCCGCAACCAAGGTGATTTGATTAGTAGCAAGTGTTAAGCCCATACCACTACTCTGAACAAGTGTGTTGAGTGATAGAGTTGTGTTTTTAGGTAAACCTGCGGTAATCGTAATATCCGTAGAGTTATATGCAACGGCCATACGGAAAGGCGTAGCATTGATAGGGTGTTTAATCATGTAGCTCATAATCAATAATCCTAACAAATGATCCAGTTAGAGCCGTTAGATCGAACGATCAAGTTGCCCCATTGGGTTGGGATGACAACACTTGATAAACCACTGATTGTTTGAGCTGATACGGTTGCAACGGTAACGGCTCCAGTGTTAATTCTAGTGATATGATAAGTAAGTCCATTATTACCCACGGCGGTTGGTAATGTGAAGGTTGTTGCACTTGTGCTATCCATTGTATAATGCTCTTCGTATACGGTGGAGGCTACTGGGTCAGTGATTGCAAAATTACTTGTCTTATTTGTGATTGTAATTCTTGCACCACCACCACCACCTGAAACGGTCCCAGGTTTCCATTGAGAACTTGAACTTTCCCAAACTAAAGCTTGCCCGTTTGAAGGTGCAACACTAGCGGTATCTACATCTGAGAGAGCATCAATAGAGAAGCTAGAGAGTGAGACGGTGCTATCAATCTTATTACTTGCATCATTGTAAGAGTATGAAATCCCCGTATGAGTACCCGTAGTTAAGAGGCTTGCACTAGCATCTTGAGCAAGTTCATCAGTGTATTGAGTAAGAGTTGTAGAGATTACCCCCGTTGCTTGAGTATACACGATTGGGGAAGTAGCACTGATCAAGGCTCTTACATTTGTAGCACTAGCATATTTATTTGTAGTACCCTCAGCAAGATCGTCGGTTGTTCTTAATGCACGGTCATTTGATACGGTGACATCCCACTGAGCATAGACTGTACCGCTAATAGTTCTTCTAGTACATACAAGTTTATACTCCCCAGCTTTTGTCAAGACTACGGATTTTACGCCGTTG